TTTACACGGATCTCTTCCCTACCAACCAGAATCAACCTTCCCTGAAGACGCTATTGGACAAAGACCTTTAAGTCCTGAAGAAATGGGATGGGGGAGAAATACTCAAGGTCCACAACCTACAGCAGGTTATCCTGGAATGGTATATAGATATCCTCTTGAAATACCAGACTTAGGATATGATTTTATTAAAATCACTGCATACGAATACATTAGAGCAGGATTAAATGTAGGAAGAAGTAGAGAAAGTGCAGTAGAAAGATTATATAATCTTCTCAACCGTCCATTGGAGAGAATTATACTCCCAATGCAACCTAACTTATCAGAAACCAATTCGGTAGACTGGGGTGGTGATAAATTAAATGCTGTTCAAATGGCATTAGGCAATACAGCACTGGGATCTATTGAAGCCCTAAGTAATTTTGATGTAGCAGGAACTTTTGCAGCTTTTGGTCAAGGCGCACAGAATTTAAAAGAAATGATGAATGATAATGCGACTAAATCATTTATAGCAGCATACTTTGCTGGACAAGCAGTTGGAACAAATATTACAGCTAGATCCACTGGAACCGTCATAAATCCCAATCTTGAATTACTTTTCAGTGGTCCTAGATTAAGAACTTTTAATTTTAACTTTACTTTCACTCCTAGAAGTGAAGAAGAATCAAAGGAAATTAGAAAAATTATTAAAACCTTTAAAAGAAATATGGCCCCTCAAAGGTCCTCATCAGGATTATTTCTTAAAACTCCTAGAATCTTCAGATTAGAGTACATATATAATGATACAGACAGACAACATCCATTCCTCAACAAGTTCAAGCCTTGTGCTATGACCAACTTTAGTGTGAATTACACCCCTGATGGAAGTTATATGACCTATGGAGATAATGGTTCTCTTACTTCATATGCAGTTACCATGACATTCGGTGAACTTGAGCCAATCTATGCAGATGAAATAGATGAAGCTTGGAGAGATATGGGATATTAACTATGGCAAATACCTACTTTTCTTTCGTGCCAAATTTCGACTATGTAAGTCGATTTTCAGACGCCCTCATTTCAGAGTATATTCAAGTAAAAAATCTTTTTAAAAGATTAAAAGTACCCTCTGATATCTTTGAAGATGCTACGAATTTTACCAAATACAAAATTCTAGGAGATGAAAGACCTGACCAAATTGCTTTTAAAATATATAACGATCAATACTTAGACTGGTTGGTATTGCTATCTAACAATACCCTAAATGTGGATCATGAATGGCCTCTTTCTCAACAATCTTTTTATAATTATCTCCTTACCAAATATAAAACTGAAGACAAATTCAATGCTGTTCACCATTATGAAACTGTTGAAGTAAAAAACAGTAAAGGAATGATAATGCTCCCTAAAGGCATGGAAGTTCCTCAAACATATTCCTTAAAATATTATGATAGCGGTTCACTAGTCAGTGCCAGCAATGTTACGGACGCTGTGACTAACTATGAATATGAAGAAAAAATTCAAGATTCTAGAAGAAATATCTTTATCCTTAAACCAGTCTATGTCACCTTAGCACTTAATAGTATAGAAGAATTAATGCCCTATAAACCAGGAAGCAGTCAGTTTATATCTGAAAACGTGGTAAGAGGAGAAAACATTAGATTATATACTTAAAAAGTAATAGACACAAAAAAATTGGGGGAATTTTTTTCCCCCAATTTTGGAATTAAAAGTTGAAATAATATATGAAGTCCTATTAACTCTCTGCTAACTTAGCAAAGTAACTGAGCGGATCATCTTCTTCTTCAGTTGATGATTCATTCACAGTTTTTGACTGCTGATAAGACTGCTCAAGTTTTTGCATGACTTGCTCTTCAGTCACCTTCTTACTTTCAACTGCTGCATAGGAATCATAGTCTGTTTCCTCTTGAGCAGGAGTAGGACGATTGGTATTTCTAGTTCCCAGAACATAATCTAAACGCTTCTTCAAATCATCATATGATTTGAATTGATCTGAAGCAACAAAGGCAGTTAAGGAATACTGTTTTTTCCAAAGTGCTTCTAATGCATCATCATCATCCAACAAGGGACCTGGACTATCAAACTCAGACTTATCATAATTCCAGAATCCATCCTTCTTCTGTAACTTCAACTTAAAGTTAGCACCTTGCCAGAAATCAAAAGGATTGATTGGAGTCTCATCCTCAAACTCTGGTTGCATTGCACCAACTATCTTGTCGTGAATCTTCTTGCCATACTTATAAAGAAATACTTTACCCTCATTATGAGGATTGGCAGGATCTTTTACAACATAGATGTTACTGTAATAAGAAAGCTTGCGCTTCTGCTTACGTACAGTGTCTTTATCTTTTTCATTACCACTATTCCAAAGCTCCCTATTCAATTCTCCTAGAGGATCCTTTTGATTGATGGTAGTAAGAGAGTTCTCAATATACCATCCACCAGGACCTTGGAATGCATGAGAGAATAACTTAACCCATGGCAAATCTTCTCCATCAGGAGCAGGTAAAAATCTAATAACAGCATAACCGTTACCAGCCTTATCCATTTCTGGTTTCCAGAGACGCTCATCAGCACCTCCACCAGTGTTATTCATCTTCTCTACTTCTTTTACCAGTTTACTGGTCAAAGAGCCCAAAGAGCTTTGTTTTTTTAAGTCCTTAAAAGACATACGTATTCTCCGTATTGATTGTATTTGGCTTATGTGTACCCTGTTATAATAACACTAGAGTCAAGACTCGTCAATGGATTTTCTCATATTCTCCACAATATTGGTTATATTGGAGAACATGTAATTTAAATCCACGCTAGGTGGAAATCCCATTTCCTTAGCAGATCTCATAATATTTTCTTTCATCATCTTAGCTTGAGGATCATCTGAAAGAGACAATCTCGTATAAAGAACTTGTTGTTTCCTCATGAGGGTTTCAAGCTTTTCAACATGCTCTAACTTTTCCTCCTTACCCATCTGAGAGAAAGAGAAAATTTGAGAATAAACTGCTTCTTGCAATTCAGTAATCTCTTTCATCTCTTCCTGAACAATAGGAGAATCAAAAAATCTCATACACCCATTACCTGCTTAAGAAGTTTTTTATAACGGAATACATTAATATTTATGAAGGAAGTATACTTTTCCATCCTCATAGAAAGAAACTTCCACACTGGATCCTCTAATTTTCTATCAAATTCTTTTTTAAATCCTAAGATTTTATCTAAAAGAATTAAAGTCTCTAAAGAAATATTATTCTGCAAATGCTCTTTAACTAGAATAGGATGTTTAGATCTCTCAATCTCAAACACTTTATCAAAATCCCTATCTTTAAAAAGAGATTCCACTTCTTCTTTAAAAATATATGTCATAGATTGAATTCTCTTTTTCCAACTAGTGTAATTTTTATCACCATTTTTCATCATCTCTCCAATCCATAAAGACTGAGGATCAGAACAAGAAACAAAATTAGAAACAAAAAATTCTATAACTTCATCATCACTCTTCTGTCTACTTAATTTCTCAAAGAAATATCTGTCTCTACGTTTATAAAAACTCTGAACAGTAGCCCGAGACTTACCACCATATCTATGGTAATCATACTTCTCTTTAGTAAAATGATTCTTTAATCCCAGATAGGATTTGTAAGCATCGAAAGGAGTCACTTTAATCATTCATTTTCTTCATGAGTATCATCATCAAATTCATACCTGAATCCTAATCCATAATTTGAACTTTCCACTAAAGCAGAAGAAACATTTCCAGATAATACAATTCTTCCCTTACATTTATTTTTAGGTACAGAATGAACTAGGTATCCTGGAAAAATAATAATCTTTCCTTCTTCTGCCTTTACCCTTTTGCCACTGGTATGAAAAACTAAGGGAGCAGATCCTGGAGGAGCCTTTACAAAATAAACAAAAGCAAACATAGAAGGTCTATGTGTATGAGGAGTAGTATAATCCCCCTTATCATAGACTGCCATCCAAAGATCATGAACATAGAGATTTTTTATCCTTGGAAAAAGATTTTCTATAACAAGTCTTAAAACCCATTGACGCAACAACTCTGTAGTGGGAGATATAATTCCACTTCTAGTCTGCACTGCTTTAACATTAGTTGCACCTCCATCACCATTGTATAACTCTCTTTCAAAATAAAACTCCTTTGCCTCTTCTAATATCTTTTTATTTAAAGATTTATGATGTGGATGATATTCCACACATACCTCCATCTTTTCTTTAAAGAGGTAGTTTGGCATGAGACGTCCTCTTCAAAAGATTTAATTCCATAGCTTCACCCTTAAGTTTTTCCTTCAAAGGTTTAGATATTAACTTAGGAACTGATTCAATATCAATATTATTTTTCTCACAAAAGAAAATTATTGCATCAATATATTTCATATCCTTATTTTCTAACGCAATAGATTCTATCTCATCTACGAATTTCCGAGAACAATAAAATTTATTTTCTAGTATCTCATTAAAACGAGCTTCTTCAGGATTTGACATACTGTTGCAACTTAAATTCAACAAACTCTCTAACATATTGGGAGAGTATCTTAATGTACTTTCCTTTATTATATTCTTCATAAACTACACACTCCCCATTTTCACAAGACATAATAATTACAAATTTTTTAACTGATATATCAGTCATCTCAAAAAGCATACAAGCATATGCTGCACACTGCACAAAATAATGATCAATCCACTCCCGAGGTTTAGGTTTTTTAGAAGACTTGAAATCTATAACAGCAAGTTCTCCGTTATATTCTCCAATACAATCTACAGTTCCTGCTATTCCTAAGTGCTCACTATAAAGTGAAGTTTCAATAGCATGAATGTTATCTATCTTATTAAGATCTGGTTT